CACGATTGACTCCCTGACGCTGGAAACGCCGAACAGGGCTCTATGCGTCCCTGTTCGGCTGTGAGATCCGTTTACGCGACGTAGGCGGCCGGCGAGATGTACTGCACCGCGGTCGAGCGCCTGGGCTTCCAGGTCACTTCGCGATTCGCCAGGAGGCCGACCGCGCCGGTCTGCCAGAGCGAGACCAGCGAGGCACCCGTGCCGGAGATCGCGCTCTGGCTCGAGCTGTCGACCATTTCCAGCGAAGCCTGGTCGCTCGCATCCACCGTGACGACGCCGTCGTCGGCGAGGTAGATCTCGCCCGCCTTGACGGCGACGATCGAGTTGAGCGACGGCGACCCGACACCCTGCAGGTACTCCGAGGTGATCACGGGGATCCCGCGGAGGTTGCCGCCCCTGGCGGTGATGTTCGGGAAGTAGGTCATCCCGAGCGTGGTCGTCATCATCGAGATCTCGAGCGCCTGCGATTCGGACATGATGAGCACCAGGCCGGCGGTGCCCAGCTTGGCGACCGTGAACAGCTTGAGCAGCGTGGCCAGGTCGGACACCAGATGCGCCGCATCGGTGCCGGTCGGGGCGGTCGCGACGACCGCGTTGGTGATCGAGGCCGGCGACGTGGTCCCGACGGCCGCCTTCGCCGGATCGACGAAGTCGTTGTCCATCTTCCCGTTGACCGCCGCCGCCAGATCGTCCCGGACGCGCGCCTCGGCCGACGGATTCGAGAAGCGGATCGCTTCCTTGGTCAGCACCGCGAGGGCCGACAGGTTGTTGTAGAGCAGCTGGGTGTTGAACGTGACCGCCGCCGACGGCAGCGCCGGCAATCCCTCACCCTTCCAGCCGGCGACGAATCCCGTCGACATGCCGGACACACGCTCGTTGAACCCGACGCGGCGCAGGCTCGGATAGTTCGGGCCGCCTTCCGGATTCGGACCGCCGAACTTTCCGATGATCGAGCCGGGACGCAGGTACTCGATGAAGTCGTCCATCACCGAGTACGGCACCATGTCGTCGAGCCAGTGCGATCCGGTCGTCGCGCCGCCCGCGACGGCGGTCCTCTCGATCAGATCGCGTCGGCCTTTCCCCACCTCGCGGCCGAACGCCTCGATCGTGCGGATGACCGGCACCGCGTTGTCACCGTAGGCCTCCTTCGCCATCGCGCGCGCCTCGAAGGCATTTCCGCGCGACATGCCCATGCACATCGCGGCACGCGCGAACATGATGCCTTTCGGCAGCACGTTGTCGACCGTGATCACCGCGCCGGCACGCGCCCTCACGCCGTCCGAGGTGCGCTCGCCCTTCACCTCCACCGCCGCGGCCTTCTCGCGGGCTTCGGCCTTGCGGAGTCGCGCGAGCTGCTTGTCGATCTCATCGAGATCTCCGTCGAGCGCGTCGTGCTCCTCGGACTCGGCGCCATCGAGCGTGGCCCCCGATTCGGCAGATTTGGCCAGCAGTTCGTCCATGCGCGCAGACTTCGCGGCGCGCGTGGCCTCCCACGTGGCGATCTGATCGGCGAGTGATTTCTTCATGGTCTTGGTGTCCTTGGCAATCGTCTTGACGACGCGCCTGGGGGCCGTGACGCCGGCCGGTGTGGTCTCGGCCTCGAGGCCGACGTCGAGCGATTTGATTATCGAAATGGTCGCGTCAGGCTGGGCCGGGATCGCGACGAGGGAGAGCTCGAGCACTTCCGTCTGCAGGAACCGGTAGCCACCCGTTTCCTTGTTCCACGCCTCTTCGATCGAGCGGAACCCGATCGAGACGCCGGCGAGAAGGCCGGTCTTGATCGATTGCCAGGCTTCGTCGATGCGGTCCTTGACGGTACCGGGCTCGTCGATCGTCGGCAGGCTGGCTTCGAAGTCGATGCCGTCTTTCGTGGGTTTCGAGAACGTGACCTTCCCGACCGGCTTCTGGGAGTTGTGGTACAGCAGCAGAGGCAGCGGGTTCTTGAACTGCACGCCGAGCGGCTCGACGATGTCGCCCATGCGATCGGTCGTCGGCGTTGTGGCGGTGCCGCTGATGATGCGCTTCTCGCCGTCAACCGCCTTGACGTGCAGAAGGCTGTACGCCCGTTTGAGCATGGAGTTGTGAATCCATGCTCAGGCATTCGCCTGAAAATTTGATTATTTAGGAGGGAAACCCTTCAACTGAAAGATCAACAACTGACGAATGGTCGCGGAAACGCTCTGTTCTTCACGCTTCGCCAGTTCGATCAGCCTGTCATGGGCACCGGCCGGCAACCAGGTCGACACTGAGGCTCTGGGCTCCTCGACCCGTGGACGACCACCCTGTCTCCCTCGTGGAACCCGCACGGTATCGGACCTTTTCATGTGCGTTTCCCTCCGATGATCAGCATCTGATATTCGGGCTCTTTGAACTCGCCCTTCATCGCTTGCGATAGCGCGGTGAACATCGCTACGGGTCCATCGATCTTGTTCGCCGAGTCCTTCCCGCCGGCCTTCCGTGGGTAGATCTCGTCCTTGTAGTTGCGCTCAATCACGACGTTGCTGATCATCCAGGCCATCGCCGGGTTGCCGTCATGCCAGAGCTTCTTGGAGAGCACGAGGCGCTCGACCATCTTCATCGCTGGGTCCATCTCCTCGACACGCTGGGGAACCGTGATGACGAACCGGTCAACGGCGTCGCGCCCCATCTTCGGCTCAAGGATCTTCTTCAACTCCTGCTGCATGTGTGCCGCGAGCGCCCGATCGAAATCGACCTCCTGCACGTTCGGCAACCGATCACAGAGCGAGACGATGTCCGCCTGGATCAATCCGAAGTCAGCTTGGTCGCCCTCCGTCTCGATGATGTGCCCGTCGTGGATCCAGCCTGAGAGCCCCGCGATCGGCGACTTGTCCACGGCCGCCTTCGGTAGATAGAACCGGCCGAGCGCGGCATACTCGTCGTGGGCGATTTTGAACACCGCCACGACCGCGGCGATGTCACGGACCTCGGCCAGGTCGACGCCAATCCAGCAGGGGAACGCTCGCAAGTCTTCGAGCGTGAGACCGAGCTTGGCGCAGAGCTGCCAGAGCGTGGCCGTCATCCACGCTGACTCAGTCCGGATCCAGACGTTGAAGTGCTTCGTCAGGATGTTGTTCAGCGCCGCCGTCGAGTGCTGCGCCTCCGCGATCTTCCGCGCCATGTCATCAGGCTGCACGCTGATGCCGAAATTTGGGTTGGACTTACGCTGAACCAGTTCTTTCCTGATGTCGTCGCCCTGATCGATCGTGTAGTTGATCCCGAAGAACGCCTCGTCCACGGCGACGCCGTCGAGCACCTTCTCGAGGTAGCCCATTTTCTGGTGGCAGATCCCGCCGACGTCTACGCCGGCCGTCGTGATCGCCACGATCAATGGCTGGAGGCGCGCTCCGGTCGCCGTGTCGAGCACGTTCCACACCGCCGGCGTCTTGTGCGCGTGGAGCTCGTCGACGATCACCAGCGAGATGTTCAACCCGTCGAGGCTGTTGGCGTCCGCGGATAGAGGCGCGAACTTACTCGCCGTGCCAGGGACCGACAGACTCTTGGTCGTCTCCGAGCCCATCCGGACGCCGTAGTGCTCCCGGAACCGCGGCGACCGCTTCGCCATCTCCCAGGCGATCTCAGCCACCGCCTTGGCCTGATCCCGGGTCGTGGCCGCCGAGTAGCACTGCGCCCCTGGCTCGCCTTCCTCGGTCAACCCGTAGAGCGCCATGATGGCGCCCAGCGTCGACTTGGTGTTCTTCCTCGGGACCAGCACGAGCGCCACCCGGAACCGCCGGAGGCCCTTGGCGTTCAGCCAGCCGTATAAGGTCGTCAGGAGCCAGCACTGCCACGGCTGCAGCTGGATCGTTCGCCAGATCGGCACGTCGTCATCGTCTCGGCCGACGATCTCGGCGAACCCGCGGCCGCTGACGTACGGCAGCAGTTCGGCGAACCGGCAGATCCGCTCGGCGGCCTTTGGGTCGAAGCGGAACGGGAAGTCGGGCGTGTCCTGACGGTCCAGATCGCGCCGGTTCCGTTCACAGGCGAGCCTCACCCACTTGCACGCCGGAATCGCGCCCGACAGGACGGCCGCCTGATAGTCCGCCGAGATCCCGACGTGATCTCTCATCCTGTGGACACCTGCCCGAACGGATTGCTCGTGGTTTTCTTCTTCCCACCGTCGGTCGGCTTCCCGAACGGAGCCAGACAGAACCGAGCCATCAACCCCTCGACCTGCTTCGCCAGCTGCGCGTAGATTCGCAGGCCGCCGAGTTCGCCCTCATCCACCTTCACCCCGACCAGCACCTTCTTCGCGTGGAGCTCGCAGAGCAGCCGGAACGCCGGGACCGTCGCCGGCGTCAGCGTCCGACGCTCCACAGCCAGCGGCGCGTTCGTCCGCCAGAACTCCTGCTGGTCCGCCGGTAGGTCTTTCGGCATGTCGACACCTTCGGTCGGCGCGTCCTTCTGACCACTGAAAACCGCGAACGGCGACTTCGGCGGCTTTGGCTGCGGTTTCTTGCCGGCGCCGACCCTCGCGCCTCCCCAACCCATTACGCGACCTCCTTCGGCTGAAACTTGCCGGCACCTCGGCGGCAGTTGCACGAGAAGTGAGCCGCGCGCAGGTTGCCATCGGTGTCGGATCCGCCTTTCGAAAGCGGAAGAACGTGATCCGCTGTGCCGGCGAGGCGATCCGGCGGGGACAGGGCCGCATCGATAGGCAGACGACAAATCCAGCAGACCCACCCGTCGCGTTCACAAATACCTCGCCAGCGACCCTTCTGGCCGCTTTTCCAACCAGCCGCGCGGCGCCTCCGCCCGGCCTCAGATCGTCGGCGCCGTAGGCGATCCACGGAATCAGGAAGCCGACAGCTCGCGCCATTACATGCGGGAGAACAGAACCTCTGCGTGCTGCGATACCTAGCGGCAAACGACAGGCCGCAGAATTCGCAGCTTTTCCGAATGGATGTACGCTGAATCCAAGCACGCTGGTTCGCCAGCGCCCTATCGCGATTCCTCCAATACCATCCATCCTTCAGACCAGCATGCGGCTCGCTAACCTGTTCAGTGTCTTGTGGTTGTTGATTCGCCATCTATTCATCTTGAAATGCGCGTTTTGTGCGTTCGAG